TTCTCTAATTTAGAGATTATACTCTCTTTTAAAGTATCGTATTTTTCTTTTAATTCATCTTCATTTAAAGATAGAATTGATTTTAATTTTTTCTGATCTGATTCAGTTAAATCACTTACGTAATTATTAATTGTTTTGTTTGCAATGTCAACCATAGTTTTTAATGGTATTGCCACAACATCTTTATTTTCTTTAGGTGTTTTTGTTATTGTTTCTAAAATTGTTTTCTTACTTGTAATTTTTTCTTCTAATTTTGTAACACCTGTTGAGAACAAATCATCAACAACATCATATTCATTGTTATATTCAGTTCCTTCTAACCAAGAGTTTAAACCTTTTAAATCACTAGGTTTAATTTTATTAATCGTATTCTCATAAAATGTAATGCTTTGATTAATGTATTCATTAGCGATTGATTCATTCAAACCTCTATTTGATGTTAACTCATCATATAAGTAGAAAAGTTTAGATACATTTTTATTCTTTAACACCAATGAGTTAAATTTAGACATATCGTTCTTAATTGTCCCATTTTTGTATGATTCAACTAATTTGTTTTCTATTTTTGATTTTAATTTACCGAATTTCATAATCTTTTTTATTATAAATATCAATCTCTTAATAATTTGCTCAATTCATTTTCGATTGAACCTAAAGAATTTCTACCTTTTGATAGATCAATGTACTTATCACCATGAATATCATCACTTTCTAATAAGATATTTAAATTATCGTTTTTCTTTCCTTCAGGTAATGTTTCTTCTTCTTCAGGTGGTGCTCCCGGTGCTGCAGGTGCTTCAGGAGCTCCACCACCTTCTTCCCCACCTAATGGTGGTAATGATGGTTCAGGAGAACTTTCTCCCCCTCCACCGAAGTCAGGTAATGATCCTCCACCGAAAGATCCTCCACCTCCACCACCTGCAGATGCTTCCCCGCCTGCCGGTGGATTTACTGTAGATCCTGATTTAGTTTTGTATAATTTATCAACCACATCAAACATACCTGTATGAGTGATAACTGTTGCAGTATTAGCTAATTCAGCGGCAACTGCTCTTTCTAATCTTTGTTGTTGAGTATCCAATTTGATATCTTCATCAGAGAAACCAAAAATATGTTTCTTAGCCCAAGTCGCCGAAGTTGGTGATAATGTGTTAGGGATTTCAGAAACTAAATCTTTGTATAATAACACTTTTTCTTTCCACACATCAATCATTAATAAATCCGCTTGTTTCGACGGGTTTGTTAATCCTAATGTAAAGTTTTGTAAGTCATCCTCAAATCCTAAAATGAATAGGTGAATGATTGCAATTTTATTCATTTCGGCAATCATTGCCTTTTGAATTTTATTGATTGTTCTTGCAAAACGGATATCCTGTAATGATAAGTTCTTACCATCACCAACAACTTCCTCAAATCCTAAGTATGCCTTTGGAACTCTTAATGCCGTAACTAATTTCTTTTGGATGTATTCAATATCTGCAATCTCAGATAAGTTTTGGGCTCCTGCCAATGTCTCAATTGGCATTGTTTGTGAAACATCACGTACAGGTACGAAGTAATCTTGATCCACCGCCATTTGATTGAAACGTAAATCAACATTACCTGTTTTATTATCCACAATTTGATCACGTTTAAATTTGTTTGCCACACGTTGTACATATGCTTCCACATCTTTATCGTCCATGTTACCAACAAATACTTTAAATACCCTTCTTTCAGGTGCTCTTGAAGTTCTGTAGATTAACATCGCATCTTCTGATAATAATAATTGTTTCCAAATTCTTCTTGCCTTCTCCAACATGGAAGTTCCGTAAGGCAGTTTTCTATCGTCACCTAATAATCTAAAGTGTGCGACCTCCCAACTATTAAATTCCATGTCTTTTACCTTCCAATGGAATCTTAGTCCTTTTTGTTTTGGGTCTACTTCGGCATTAATTGCTTTTGCCGCCATACCTCTTTCTAAACGTTCAATCTCAATGTTTGGTAATTGCATACAACCAACAATACCTTTCTCAGGGTCTAATTTCAAATACACAAAATTATCACCATATTTACAGGTATTTCTTGTCCACATCTGTAAATTAGTGTTGATATCTAAAACATTATTAAATAAATCCGTTAAAATTCCTTTTACTCTTTTTGATTCAGAATAGATCTGTAAAATATAACCATCTTGGTTTGGCGTTGTTGATTCTTCAGCATATATATCTAAAGCCGTTGATATTTCAGGTGTAAATTCCATTGACTCGTAGTCATAGAATGCTGCCAATCTTGTTGGTTCATAATAAATTGCTTGAGTATATAAGTTATTCTCAATTTTTGCCCATTGCCCCGATAAATAAAAAGATTGTTGAGCTTGTAATTTTTCTCTTTCGTATTCTTGTTTATTCGTGGTTTTTAGTAACTCTTTTTTGTCTAATGAGTATGTGGGCAAATCTTGTCCTAACAGAGAGTTTGGGCCAAATGTTTTTGATAACCTCTGCCAAATTGTAAGATTTTGATTGTTATTTTCCATATTAAAAAATTAAGTATAAAGATAAATATCTAAATAGTTTATATTATCCGTCAGACCGTTCAGTTGTTGTTGTTGTTGTCGGTGAAATTGTTGTTGTGGTTGTTGTTGGAGATTCTCTATGTTCATTAGGTAATGAACCTTTTTTTCCTGAAAATCCGACCTCAAAAACTTTAGCAGTGAGTATAGGTTGACCCTCAACGATCAATCTTGACCCAGACATTATATTACCCGACCTTTTTCTTAAACTTAAACCCATTATATTTTAATCATAAATATTATCTTCCTCCAAATAACCATCCGTATTTTTCGTAATCAGCTCTACTTGGAGCACTACTATCTCTTCTTGAATCATAACTAAGATTTGGCATTGTAGGATTAAAGTTAATTATATCTTTTACGGATTCATTATTAGTCACAGTCCACGACTCAATCATTGATTTAGTGTGTTCTGTTACTTTTTCCAAACTTGAAAATGATGATTCCCCCACGTATAATGCCATAGCAATAGACATAATTAAATCATCGTGATGACCTTTTTGGTGATCAGGTCTACCGTTTATATAAACGAATGTATTCATCTCGTTATATAACCTTGAACTATACATTTTAAACCCGTGTCTCAGACCTTCCTCAAACGCTGCAATAATCTGTACACGTTTAGCATTAAAGTTAATACCCGGTATTTTATCTACCGTTCTTGATGCCGATCTCCATATGTTATTTTGATCCACACCATCAATGTAAAGATTCTTATAGTCAAATTCTTGTAGTTTACGTACGGTTGTGATACCCATACCACCTGTGATATCTACCACCACAAATGCCGAATACATATTTGCCCATTTAAATGCCACCTCAGCCAATGTGTCAGGTGGAATTTTACCAATATATTCCAACACTTGTTCTCTCGTATCAAAATCAACAATTTGGATTGTACTAAAGTCCTCACTATCTCCACGAGAAACGTCAATACCCATAATATATTTGTGGCCTATTTCAGGTTCTTTCCAAATCCATAGAGAATTACCCATCATTTTATTTTGGGGTTCCTTTAACATATTCTCACGAATTTTTTGTAACATATTAGAATCAAAGACATTATCCCCCGATCCTAAGAAGTTACATTCCAACTCTTGTGATACTTTTCTCTTATCGTATTTAAGTTTTTTTACCATCCCCTCAAACCAAATAGAACAAGCTTTGTAACCTGTGTCCATAATTGCTTTAAGATCGTCATAATTTCTTTCAGGGAATGGAATACCCTCCCAGCTTAATATATCATCATCGGTATATTCCTCTTTATTTAACAAATAATGAATAATATCCTGTGTTTTAACTAAATATAAATCTTTGGTATATCTTGGATCTCTAAACCAATACATTTCAGAAATTTTAAAATCATTCATATTTCTTAATGCTTGATCATATATCTCATAATAAATTGGATCATAACCATTTGGTGTTGAAACCACAATTACCTTACCCCCTGTGGATAAGGATGCCATACAAGCCGCCCAGAAATCACTGTCGGCTTCAATAAACGCCGCCTCATCAAATACTAATATTGTAGGGGTAAATCCACGTAAGGCATCTTTTGATGTTGCCACCGCTTTAACCTCAGATCCGTTATTTAATTTATAGTGTTTTTGTGAATTCTTTTCTGGTGAAAAATCTACACCAACCCATTTAGGCCATTGACCGATAAATGCTCTTACCTTATTCGCCATCTCTAATGACGTATCAAGTTTGTTGGCAATAATAAGGATTTTTTCAGGTTTGTTTTTCTTAGCAAATGCCAATCGTTTTGATGCCCACGCCGCTGTAACCGTAGATACACCCGCCTGACGATATTTTAACGCAATATTCTCATTAAAATTTTCGTAATCTTGTAATAAAGATATTTGATCGGGAAATAACTCTAACGGAACATATTGTGAAACCGTGTTATCATATGTCTGTAAATAAGTTTTTAATGCGTAAGTTGTGTCCTTCATACACTTCACATACTCAAGCATTACTTGTTCTTTAGATAAACCCATAAAAGTATTTATCTATAAATATCAAAACCCC